GTTCCCCTCATATCATTGCTCATCTTAAAGTAAATTAAAGCTACTATATTTTTTACAAAAAAATTTTATAACTTAAATTTTCCTAAGAACTCTCTATATAAAGTTTCAAGAAGAGAATTTTCGCAAGAATTTTCTCTTTCTTTCAAATATTATATAGAGCGAGAATTGAAATACTTTAATGGTATTATCTCCAGAAATGGAGGTAGATCTCTAGTGTCCTATTTAATTAAATTTTATGGTTCACTAGAGAGTCCTCTAAATAGATCAAAAGTAAAAATGATATGTATATTTTCTTTCCACTGTTATAGTATATTTAAACACGAAGGTTTTAAGGGTTTGGTTTTACACCTTAAAACTTCTCATGTACTTATACAACAAGCAGTGGCTGGCTATAAGATAAAAGATCAAAATCCTTTAAAACGTAGAGTAACTAGATCTCGATCAGGTCTTCCAAAGTGACTTCCAATCACTGAGAGAAGATTACTGATTAAACAAGATTTAGCTACTGTTCGGTTCTGGACTAGTCTTATTTCTATTTATAGAATTATTGACTATCCCGGTTCACCGGATTTATCTTCTATCACTGATCCTGGTCTTTTAGACTTTTGATCTTTACCTGCTCGTGAAGTTTATTTACTTGAAACTAGTATTAAACGTTGATGAGATAGGTTAGATTTAGAAGTCTGAATTAACAGGTGGTTAAATGTTACCTTTACATTTTTCCCAATAGGCAGATCTTCACCTCAAACAAATCCTTCATTATGATCTCAATATTCTGATGAATCATCAGATATATCTAGTTCATATTGATCTATTTGATCTTCGTCTTTAGTATGATCTTCTGATCGTTACTCTAAACTTAGATATCATTTAGATGGATTTCTTGATGGTCTAGTTAATAAAGATTTCTTTTTAACTGGATTGAAGAATGTTTATCGTACTAATCCTTTGGATCATTTAAATCCAAAGTTATTAGATAAAGATAATAATAGATTATACCCTGGAAAGTATATAAATTATTATCTTGGAAAATTAGGTTTCAAACCAGAATCAGCAGGGAAAATTCGTGTGTTTGCTATGGTTGATATTTGGACTCAATGATTACTTTTCCCACTTAACCGTCTTCTTCAAGATGTCATTCGTCCTATTAAGGAAGATGCAACATTTGATCAGATTGGAAAGTTAGAAAGTAAAATTAGTAATGTTAAATCAAAAGGGATAGCTGTTGCTTATTCCTATGATTTATCATCTGCTACTGACAGATTACCTGTAATTTTACAAGTATGAATCTTAAAACCTTTAATGGGTTTAAAGACTGCTGTCCATTGAGCTTCTTTATTAACTCATAGAGAATACCAAATCTCTCCTTCAGCATCTAAAAAGTATGATTTACCTCTTAAGGTGACTTACTCTGTAGGTCAACCTATGGGGGCTTTATCATCTTGGATAATGCTTGCTGTAACTCATCATATTATAGTCCAGTGGGCCTCTCTTTCTGCTAGAAAGAGTTGGTCTAGAGGATGATATTTTGAAGATTACATCATATTAGGAGATGATATCGTTATTTTTAATTCCTACGTAGCGAATCGTTATTACTACATAATGACAGAGTTACTAGGTGTTAAGATTGGTTTGGCAAAATCTATTGTTTCAACAAATGGTTTAAACTTAGAATTTGCTAAAAAGTACTATTGTAATGGTCGTTCTTGTAATTTAATTCCTTTAAGGGATTGAATTACTACTTCTATTTCTACTAGTACTATGATCGAATTTATGAATAAACATAAGCTTGATCTCCAATCTTATCTTCGAGCACGTGGCTTCGGTTACAAAGCTCGGTCTAAAATACACGGTCGTCTCTGACATATGGGAAGTCGATTACGAGTTCACATGGTTCTCTATCTTTCAACCCAAAAGGATTGATTAGATTGAATAACTATGCGAACTAGTAGTACGAATTATCCTTTGAATAGATACTCTTTTTATCTCCTAATTTCTTTTCTATTTGAAAGAAGGAAGAGGATTATTAGAGCATGAAATTCTGCAATTGAGCATCAATCAATTGAATTTGATTTGATGAGATGGCATCCGTATTTCTTACGAAATTTAACAACTAAATCCAAAGTATTCGCCAATAAGTTTGGTTTACCTTATGGGCGTCATTACTCTATGGAAAAGGAGTTAAAATTTTATTTTAAGGTCGATAACCTTGACAAGTTATCTGTCCTTGATTTAAAATCGTTTGCTATCTTGATGTACAACACCAATCAATTGTTAAAAGATAATTCTGTAACAAAAAATCGATTATCCTGATTCACCTCTGGACGTACTGAAGAAAAGTTTACTAACTTTATTTCAACGTACAGAGATTGAGTTCATTGTAATTCATTTTTCTTACCTACTTCTAAATTGCGCCACTTTAACCAGGCATGAGAGGATGCTAGATCTAAACCTATGACTAAATCATTAGTTCTATATAAATCTTTGGAAACGGATTTAATTCTGTATCCTTTAGATTTTATAATAGTTCCAAATGAGGAGGTCAAAAAGTTAAAATCTGCTTCTTCTTATCTGATTGACTTTTTTGGAAAATTATGTAGGTTCTTAATATTATTCCTTATACTAATTATCTGTCTAATTTTAATCTTAAGTATTATAATTTACTTAAATTCAGATATATTAGTATTTAATGATGTTCCTGTATCTGATTACCCTTTTGAGGTGTGATCAGAAGAGGAAATTATTAATTTAGGTTTAATAATAACTGTTGGGTTATTATCTTTAGTGTCTCTCATTGGAATTTATTCCGGTTGAGGACCTCCTCCAGATGCTGCTGCTTTGCATGCAGATATGTTGGATAGGTATTACCTACTAGAGATGATAGCTCAACAAAGAGAAATCATACAAAATTACCATCAAGCCATTCAGGCTATTCAGTTGTAAGTAGAAATATAAAGTTTCTTACTTTGGTCTATTAGGACAAGTCAAATAAATTATCCAATCGTTTCTAATCGGA